TTTTAACCAAGCATGACTTCTTTTGCATTCGTATGAAGCATCCACATCTTTGATCATGATGCCTTCATATCCACCTTCTACTGCCCTCTTATTAACCTCTGTGTAAGTCTTTTGTCCTTCTGCTGTGTCCAAGTCCACAACTTCATGTGCCAGCACTGTAACGGCGTTTAAATCATCCTTGTGTTGGTCATACCAAGCCTTCAGCATGATGGTTCTATCTGTTTGTTTCTTATCCCAATGTCCTGCCATAAAATTAGACAATGGTAAGAAATCAAACAAGTGCAACACAGCATCCAAAGCACCTGCAGATTCTTTACGGTGTACCTGCTTCATTAAATCCTGAAAATTTTCACTCATCACTTCACCATCCAATACCAAAGGATATGGTGGTGGGCTTTTTTTAACCACCAGTGATATCTGTTCTGCTATGTGTCCAAAGTTGGTAAACTCTTTGCCATTACGACTGAACATGTCCACTTTGCCATCTGGATACACAATAGTGATCACTCTTACACCATCCAATTTAACTTCCAACATTTTCTTACCCACCAACTTCTTTTCGTGGTTGGCGCTGTCATGTGCTAATTGGCAAGTGAATACTGGCACTTCATATTTTTTAAATTTGTTCTTAGTAGCCACACTGTTCACAGTTTTTTCACTCACTCCACATCTAAGATCTTTGATTAGTATTCTTCTGTAAAAACCATTCCATTGTTCTGCTGTGGCTGAACTCATCACAAGATTAATGGCGTCACGAGCCGCATGACCTGTGAGTTCTCTACGATGTAATTGTTCTGCCAATTGTTTGAATATCTTCCATTCGCATCCTTGAGCAGATATCACGGAGTCTTTTTCAGGCACTTGCTTAACACCAAATGTGTAAAGTTTATCCAAACACATACGCACACCTTCAAAGAATTCATCCAATCCTTCCTGCATGGCTGACAACAGAATGGCCTCTTTGGCCAATCTGCTGTTGTCTGCTTCCAATTTAGCAATTACTTGTTGCGGTTGAGTTCTCATTTTACTACTATTATCTAGGTTTCAATATAGTGTGAGCGGCAGTTTCTGCCCAAGTGTTCGGAAATGCTTTGGCTAAATCTGCTACCTTCAGCACAGTTCTAAGACTGATTTCTCTCAATCTACGTTGATGCTCCACCACAAACTCCACTATTTGATTTTCAGTTTCTGGTGACAGCTCATATTCTTTCAACATACCATCAGTAACAATCTGTCTAATTCTTAATATTTTTTCTCTGATAGTGTCTATTGTGAGATCAATATAATGACTTCTAGATTCCAATGCTTCCAAATGATCTCTCAATTTTTTGCTCTTAACATTATCAAATTTAATGTTGGTAATGAATATAGCAGAACCTTTGAATTCAAAACTGCTGGGCACTCCTTCTTCTCTCAGTCTGTATGCTTCTGTGTTCCAACAAATTTTTCTAGTTCTTTTGGAATCCAATGCTGCTTTTAATATGTTCAATGATAGGTCTTCTAATAAGATACTGTCGCAATCATCAAATACCAGCACATTGTCTTTCTCTTTGAAATGATACAATTTACAATACAAGCCCAACGCACTCATAGCACCTTTGACCACTTCATACTTGGGTTTACTGTCTCCCAATGTGGCTAGGATATCATGTTTCTGTAGCACTGCTTCTACTCCAAACGATTTACCCACTCCTGGAGGTCCTGACACAATCATTGCTCTCACATCACCTCTTTTACAAGCCTTGGTCATTTCAGTTAATATGTCGAATCTTTTTCTTAATCTATCCACCACTTGTTCATCTGATTCTTCTTTGGGAGTTTCTGGTGCTTTGTCTCTCAATTGAGTTTCAGAATCCACTGATACTCTAATCTCTTTGTCTGTGGCTCCTGGAAATTCTTTGATGTCTTCCACTTTGACTGTGACGAAGCCACCTTCTTTGTGTGGATATGGATGATATGGTTTCACAAGTTCAAATACCTGATTTTCAATTTTTTTATTTCTGTAACTGCCTTCTAGAACGTATATTTGCCTTTTCATATGTTTTGCCTATAGTTTGTTTGCCTAATATGTATATAATAACTTCTTTGAAGCAAAAAGTCAAAATATATTGGTGCCTTAAACCCATCTAAAAGGTCATATAAATCAATGACTTAACATGGGTTGTCTTAAAATAAAAAAGGGCGACTCCTAAGAGCCACCCTTTTTAAAACTAACAGAAGTAGAAATTAGTCTACTTGGATTAAGCCTTTAGCAATGGCCTGATAACCAGCGCCGATTACTTTTCTTGGGGCTTTACCAGTTCTGTAAACTTTAGCACCAGTTCTCTTATTTGTGTTTAAGAATACTGGGAAGCCTCTGAATCTTAGGCTTTGAATTACAGCACCTGGATTAGCGGCACCGAATCTATTTTTGATCGCTGACGCTGTAAGAGCTTGACCAGCTTCTAAAGCGGCTTGTACTCTATCTTGGATACTAGTAGTTTTTCTCATTGAGATAACTCCTTCATTTTTTCTAGTTGTTGCATTATTCGAAACAAAGTTTCTAAATAATCTTGTTAATATATTACTAGATTTATTGGTTCTAGTCAATGTATTTTTCATAGTTGGTCCTCCGTTTTTTTAGTCTTTTTTAGATAGAATTTTATCTATCAATCCATACTCAAGGGATTCTTGGGCGTTCATGAATTTGTCTCTTTCCATATCAGCACTCAATTGCTCAAAGGTTTTGCCTTTGGAATTGTGATTAACATAGATCTGAGTGAGTTCCTTTTTAAGTTTAAGGATCTCTTGAGCATGAATTTGTATGTCTGTGGCTTGACCTTGAGTGCCACCTGATGGTTGGTGTATCATGTGTCTAGCATGTTTTAGCATGTATCTGTGTCCGGCTTCACCTGATTGTGCCAATAGACTGCCCATAGAGCAAGCCTGACCAATCACATAGGTGTACACTGGAGATTTGATGTATTGCATGGTATCGTAGATTCCTAAACCTGCTGTGACCAATCCTCCTGGTGAATTGATATAAAAATGTATGGGTTTGACTGCTTCACTTTCTAAAAATAAAAGTTGACTCACTATAAGACTGGCACTGATTGGATTCACATCTGTATCCAACATCACTAATCTATCTTTGAGCAGTCGACTGTATATGTCGTAGGAACGTTCTCCTCTGGCTTCTTGTTCTATAACTATGGGTACTAATGATGGCATATTATTTAGGTCCTTTCGAAGTAAATTCTAATTTGGCCATATTGCCTACGTATTGATCGTGTTTGGCATCATATCTCATTGTGAGCCTAATGGATCGCTCCACGGCCACATTTAAAAATTGTCTAGGTTTGAATTCCAACACTTCTGCCATCACTGTTTTATCTGTGTCTGAACAGTACACTGGAATTTTATCTGTGTAAGTTGTTTGATTCATATGTGTATTATACACTCTTAATCTTCATTTGTAAAGTTTAATTTTTCAAAAAAGATATAATAAAGAACGTCAAAAATTATAAAATTGTTAAAATAATGAATACTGTCCAGTTGTCTATCCAAAATATACATGGGCATAAACACAGTGATCATCATCATCAATATGCCGTAGTGAATTACTCGGTGTTCTGGAACCCGATACAGCAGCCAATCCATTTTGTGAATTATCTTAATTGCTCTCTAAGTTTCTTAGCCCGTTTCCAATTAGAGATATTCTTTTTGCGTTCTTCTCTTTTTTTGGCACTAGGCTTCAAGTAGAACTCTTTAGATTTTAATAATTGAAAAAATCCATCACGTTTTTGTTTTTTCTTAAGAATACGCAATGCCTTTTCTACATTATTGTTTCTTACTTCAACTTTCATTCAGTGTTTTTTAGTTTGTGTTAAATATACTAAAATATAGCACTATTTGGTGCCTAAGTCAACCTTAAGATAAGTAATATATGTCCAAAAAGAGTTTAAGACAGATTAGAAGAATAGAAGCCAAAGCGGACAAAGAAATGTCTTATAAATCTTGGACAAAAAACAAATCTTTTGCGAAGAAAACATCAGAGTCA